CTGGTGATTCTGGATCGCCGGTATGTCTAGGTCACGCTGCGGGTTGATGTCATTCTCGCGCTGAAGAATCCAGCGCATGTACATCTCCTGCATCTTGGTGCCGGAGTCTATAACGAACCAGTCATCGACCGTGAGGTTATCTTCCGCCCACTTTACGCCAGCGACCGCGTGTTCCCATGATGGTGCGCGGATTAGCTCTGCCTGACTACCTACGGCTCGCGCGGATGCGACACCCTCCGTCTCAGTAGACAGGGCCCATACGCCACGGGTACCGTCGGCCGCGCCACATGCCAGTAGCGTCTTGCCATGTCCGGAGGGTCCGTGGATGAGGATGTTCTTCGGAGCCTTTGCTCCTGATTCGGCAAGGTTCTCGACATGGATCTCAACATCAGCCTCCATCATCGATAGAGGTGCCTCACGGGATTGTTTCGCCGACTGGCGCGGAACTCCCCTGGCACCGCGCAGACCTCGTGTTGGCGGCATAACGCAGCCTTTCTCATGTCTTGGTACGGATCTTCCTGCCGGTAGTTGTTCTTGAGGACTGTTCTATAGCTATCGCTACCGCGCTCGTGAAGCGTACATGGTACCCAGAACGGGCAGCGCGGGCAGTCCTTTGTAGCCGTCTTGGTTATCGGGATGATGCCCTGGCGCATTGCGTTCATGACGGTAACTTCATCAGCAATCCGCTCAAGCTGGGTTCGCTGTTCACGTTCGGAGCGCTCTATCATCGTGCGGACGAATGGCTGTGGCGGCTGACGTTTGGAGACTTCATCATCTTGTGGGCGTTCGTCAGGCATTGTTTTTCTGAGGAAATTGTAGATGATTCCCTCGATGTGTTCTGTTGGCTTCAGGATACCCTTCGCGCGTAGAAGCTGGCTGGCTACGGCCCAGTAGCTACCGGCCTGGTCGTCTAGCTCAAGGTAGGCTAGGGTTATCTGTGAGGCAGTCTTGTTTTCAAGGAGGTATATCTTGCCGTCTTCGGCATTGCGCAGAACGCCGTCCCACCTGGAGGCGAAGTAGGCAATGGCTTCACCATCCCTGGTAATGCGCACCCGGAAAGGCTGTTCGATCGAGATTATGTCCCACTGCGTATCGCGGCCGTAGTGATTGGTGTATTCCTCAAGCATAGCTATGCCTAGCTCGCGAGCATCAACCCATATTGGCTCATCGAACGTATCGTCAAGGTATGTTCTGGCGAAGTTGATTTCCTCGCCGCACCATTGTTCCCAGGTATCGGCCGGATGTGGGCCGCGACGTTTGCCCTTCAGGTACCACTGTGCTAGGGCTTCGTGAACGCCGATTCCGAACCACAAGGCATCAGCCTGTGGCGAGCGCTGGCGATAGCCCATGCGGTACTCTAGGTACCAGCGGAATGGACATCTCTTGAAGGCACTACGCTCGCTTGTACGGATTGTAGGCAGGCCATTCATCACCACTCCAGAAACTGGGTCCTAGGCGGCAGCTCTGCCGGGGTAGTTAGTGCCACCGCCTAGGACGTTCAGGATTCCACGAGTGCCAGGCCCGGCCACTAGAAAGCTTGGGGAACTCCGCGTGACCGGGCCTGGTGTCTAGTAGGGTGCCTCCGCGCCCGCCGTTGCCTTGGCGCCGGAACCACGCGGCCGACCGCGCCGCGCCGGAGCAGGGGCAGGAGCGGGAGTCGGGGCCGCCGCTGCCGCCTTTGGCGGACGTCCCCTGCCGCGCCGAACCGGTTCGGGCTCAGGCTCTGGCTCAGGCTCCGGCGCTCGCGCGGACTTGCGTGCCTCGCGCTGGCTGATGTTGAAGTCGGACTTCTGGAAGTGCGGGTACAGGGAGCTGCCGAGCGCCAGGAGCTTGTCCACGGGGACATCCTCCAGGGCCGCGACGTTCTCCTCGAACCACGTCACGTAGTCGGTCATCGTTGGCGACAGATCCTTGTCGAGGTAGCGCTGGAAATCGACGGCGCCATTCTCTTCGGGGTCCGGCTCTGGCGGAGCTGTCTGAGCAGCCCTACGTCCGCGTGCGGCTGGCATGGGGGAATCCCTTCGGGCAGGGGGTAGGTTCACCTTACTCTCCCGAGTATACCCCCTCCGGGGATGAATGGCTACCCCCTTTCTAGGCTTTCTCGGCTGAATTTCGGTGTGATCCTCTAGACCGAAGTGCCGCGCATCGATGTAACGGAGGGTAATGAAACCATCCGTACTCGGAGTCTTCCATTCTTTTGACGGTTTGACGGTATCGTCGGCGGTATACCGGAGCATGAACTTGGCCATGTTCGGCTCGTAGCCGTACTTGAATACAAGCTCATGCATTACCTTCAGGACTTCCATGTCTGCCTAATGTGGGTAGTAGGGGCGCTCATCGCCGAACCAGATCTGCTCGTCGGCCTCGTGGCAGAGATAGAGGTGGATGAGATTTCTGATCTGTTCGCGCGGTTCTGGGTACGTTGTTATTGGCACCGAGACGTTAAGCGGCTTGAGAATTTTGTCTTCGCTCTCGTCCTGCTCGTTATCGGCTGTCCGTACCTCCAGGACAAGCCTGTATTCCTTACGGTCTACGTAGATCTCGCCGCGATTATTGCTACGGTCCATGCCGTAGGACCACTGGAACGTTTCCAGTTCCTTATCGATAGCGTCCATCATCAAGTCGGCGTCCATAATCCAGTCTGCGAACAATGCTGGCTTCCTTTCCATATCAGGCATCGTCGTCGTCTTCCATTTCTGGTACATCAAGCGATAGGAATATCGCCAGTGTTATAGCGGCTATCATGATCCCTGCGGTTATCAGGATGTATCCCACTACTGCCTTCCTGCTATTGCGAGTTCGCTTATCTTGCGGGGGCTTGCTGTCGCGACAACTGTCCGCTGCTCCTCATTCAGGAGAGCGATCCAGTTATCGATCGTGCCTACGGATACCAGACGATAGACCGTAACCTGGTGTATGCGGCTGACACGATGGATTCGGGAGTTAAGCTGCTCGTCACGGTCGGATACCCAGGGCATATCCAGGACGACCATGTCATCAGCTGCGTCCAGGGTGATCGACTCGCCGCCCGCGTCCCGGTTGATACACACGACTCGGAGCGGATCGTTCATGTCCTGAAACCGCGCCACAAGATCCGCGCGATCCCTGTCGCTGGTTGCGCCGGTTAGGGTCAGTACCTCGATGTCGCATTCCTTTCGTAGTACTTCGGCCGCTAGCTCGACCATGGTTGTGAAGCTGCTCGCGACGACAACCTTGACGCCGGTATCCTCGCGTTCCTGGATAAAGTCTACTAGCCACTCAAGCTTGTTCGACGGCAGCTTAGGGATAAGATGCTGTCGACCCTCTCCAACTACGTGCGCTGACGTCGCGAACTGCCGTAGCCTGGTGATTTCAGCTAGGACTCCTGTTGCCGTGATCTTAACACCTTCAAGATGTGCCTCGGCTAGTGACTCCATTTCCCAGTATGCCTTCGACTGGACGGGGTCCATGTCGAGCTGAACGTAGCAAGGGGAGTTCGGATCTTCCGGGTCAATCGGCGTTCCCGCATAGGTGATAGGCGGGAGGTCCGGGGCGGCATCTTTCTTCTCTCTCTTGATGTAGTAGGGACGTAGCATCCGGTCCCATGCCTGCTTGTCGCGCGGTTCTAGGACCTTGCCGCCGTTGCCTACGATCTTACCGTAACGGCCATCCTCGACCCCGAAGTGAGTTTCTGCCCATCGCCAGTAGCTTCCGAAGTTCTTGCTGTCGAGCCAGTTGAGCGTGCCCCATCCCTTCTCCAGCTTGCTTCTGAACGGCGTGCCGGATAGCGCGATAGTTAGGCCGCCCGGCTTAACGTGCTTACGGATCTGTACCGCGCCGAAGCGCGCCTGGGTAATGCGCTTGCTCTGGACGTTAGCGGTAGATGCGAGCAGATTGTGGCTTTCATCGAGGATTACCGCATCCCATTCGCGCCTGTATTCCGTAAGGAATGGCCATTCAGGAATCGCGTGATAGACGTGCTTCTCGTGTCCGGCTGGAGGCTTGGTTCCCTCGAAGATACATGCTCCGTCCACTCCTGATGGACAGATTTCCATTCGCTTCGCGCGGACCATCTCAATGTTGATGATCAACATCTTCCGTGTGCCGGTGATGCTGACATCATGATCCTCGTAAGCCTCCATAACCGCCTCGCGCTCGGCGCGGGTGCCCTGCGCAACGAATGTCGCGATTCCCGGAGTCCACCGTGCCGTCTCGCGCTCCCAGACTGTACGGGTTGCGGTACGGCGGCAGGCGACCAGAATTTCCTTGGCGTCATTCTCGATGACGGCGGCGAGAGCCTGAAGGGTCTTTCCTAGGCCGGGGTCATCGCCTAGAATGACGTTCTTCCCGGCTAGGATGAAGGCGGCTCCTGCGACCTGGTACGGACGGTTGTTGATTGCGCGGAACAGATCTGGCGCTTCAGCCTCGACGCGCGGGAAGCTGATGTTATGGAGCTTTTCCTCGCGGATATCCTCCAGGTGGTTTTCCTGCTTGACGGCCTCACGAGCCCAGTCGACTAGGGCCGGAAGAATCTCCAGTTCAGGACCGAATTCCTTCCGGAGTGCCCGGCAGGTATCCATGCTCAAGGGGTAAGACCAGCCCAGGAAGATGTTCGGGGTTACCGACTTATCCCAGTCAGCGCGAGCGCCTGGCACGTTCTTTGCGCGGCGCGGTCCCTGGCCGTTCGCATAATCTATCTTGGCTAGGACGCGCTTGCCGTCCGTAGTCACCACAGCCTTCATTTAGGCTCCTGTTCGTTCCGGTCCCTCGCCGGTACCCCTAGTCTACCCGGTCGCCGCGCTGAAAGCGAATCTTGTTTATATGCCTAGACGCTTGCGGGTTTCTTCGCCTGCTTGTCCTACGTACTTCAGGTAGCCCTTGCTGAACCAGTAGGAGCAGTCTACCCAGAGCATCTTGCCCTGGCGCGGTACGTACACGCGCATTCCCCAGTACTGTCCAGCACCGCGCGAGATGACGACGAACTTGGTCACTATATCGTTCGGCAGCATGCGCTGCCATACTTCGCCGGACTTAGGCAATCCTGTTGGAGTTGGCATGTTAATGGTTGATCCTGTCCTGCCTGATTCTTTCCCTGATAACCTTAATGTCCGTATTGGCGCGCTCGTACATCTTGATAAGGTCGACGCTGGTGTAGAGCATGACCATGTTGTTGGATTCTTCGTTGAGTATAATGGTCTCGTTATGAGTCCAGCGGCCGGTGACGTACAGGTAGGCGTAAACCATGCCTTGTAGCTCGTAGATGTTCTGCCTGATGTCAGAGACCTTGACTCTGGTTGGAAGCTTGTCACGCTTGTCTAGCAGATCAAGCGTGGCATTGCGCTTGATTCGGATCTCGTAGGCGAGCCGCTGGATGCCGTGTTCGTGACTTCTATCGATTGGTTCCATTGTCGTGCTTCCTTCCTGTGCCGAAGTTGCCCTGTTCTGCTAGTTCCTTTGCGGAGTCGAGGATCTGTATGATGCCTTCCTTGCCGTTGACCTGGCCGCGTATGTCTAGCGTGATGTGGCCAGCTTCGCTGACGGTTATGAGTACAAGGACTCGTCTTCCTGCCATTACCTGCCTCTCATCTCTTCTGCTGCGGTTGCGCGGCTCTCCTCAAGTAGTCTGCGCACCTCGCTCATATCTGTGTCTAGCCGGAGACGGGCGTGGTAGCCACTAAACTTCCGGACTCGCCTGCTGTTTCTGTCCTTGACTCGATTTACCTCCCGGAACTGTATCAGGAAGTACACCTCGTGCTTGTGGCC